TTAAGAGGATTGGGGGCAAAAAAAATTTACCCTCAATTCTTTTTTTATTCCTATCTATTTCCCTTTTTGCCCAATTCCCAAACACAGGCAACAAGCAAAGATTAGGTTTCCAGACTACGGCAGACGGCTTGGTTTGGCGTGGTTCAATTTCCGATACAGCAAGCATCCAGCCCGTATCAAATCAAAATGCTTGGGTTATTCTTGATACAATTAATTTAAAAATATACTCATTTGATTTTACTTCCAACGTTTGGGGATTAGTTGGCGGCGGAACATCGGGTTTAACCATGCCTTTTGATTCAATCACCTTTAACACGGCAAAGGATGGAACGGTTGGAGTAGGTGAGGTTGAATATAATGACACTCAAGGTTCTTTAATACAAGGATTAAAGGGAGGTTTAGTAACTAATGTAATTGGGCAACAATTGCATCAAAGGGTTAATAATCGCACGGGCGCAACTTTGTCAAAAGGTACTGCGGTGTATTTGTCAGGAAGTCAGGGTAACCGAATAACCGTTGCAAAAGCCTTAGGTGTTACCGATGCTTTTTCGGCTAACACTTTTGGCATAGTTGCCGAAAGCATAGCAAACAATCAAAGCGGTTACGTAATAACAGAAGGTTTAATAACAAATATAAATACAAGTGCATTAACGCAAGACTCAGCCGTTTACCTTTCGCCAACGGTGGCAGGTGGATTGACATCAACAAAGCCGCAAGCTCCACAACACACGGTATATATTGGCGTATGTGTCAAAAGTAATGCTAGTTCGGGGGAATTGTTTGTTAAAATTAAAAATGGTCAAGAATTAGACGAATTACACGACGTTCGCATAACATCGCCAGTTAATAATGCCTCACTTTATTATAAATCAAGTGAAGGCATTTGGAGGGATACAACGCCAACACTTTTGGTAAGTGATACAGCGACGATGCTTACAAATTATTTGCGTTCAGGCGTTGCAAGTAATACTTATTTGCCATTGACAGGTGGAATATTGAGTGCAAATAGAAATAATACATTGACAGTAAATTCAATAGCTGTAAACACTTCTGATAATACTGCTCTTACAGTAAATGCTACGTCACCTTTTTATGACAATACAAATATAGGTATATTAGGAACAGGTGCTACTGTTTATAGTAGTGGTATAGGTTTAAAAGGTGAAGGTACTCAAAAAGATATGAATGGTTTTGGTACTGCAATAGGTGTAAGAGGTGATGTTAATGCAACATTTGCAAATAGTAGTGGAACAAACGGTACTACTTACGCTGGTTATTTTAGTAATAATGCTACTGTAGATGGAAATAATTATGGTTTATTTGTAAATACTAGCAATAAAGGAGATTATGGTATTTATCAAACTGGAACGGGAATAAATTATTTTGGTAGCAATTCAACATTTGCTGGAAATATAACAGGTAATAGTTTTATTAAATCTGGTGGTTTATCAACACAGTTTTTAAAAGCAGATGGGAGTGTTGATGCTAATACTTATTTGCCATTGACAGGTGGAACATTGACTGGTGATTTGCGTATAAATAAAAGTTCTAGTTCTATTTTAAGATTATCATCTGCGGACGTATCAAACTATGGCAAAATAATATTTAATTCAAATACGCCTGGATTTGAATCAAACGGCGCATCAATAGAAAGTAGTGGCGATGGTGTTGGTGTTGACGTCGGCTCTTTAAATTTTCTTACAGGTTTTGGAACTGCAAGAACAACAAGAATGACTATAACTCCATTGGGAAATATATCTATTGTAAATAGTGCTACTATCGGTGGCACACTTGGTGTTACAGGTGCATTAAATGGAACAACGGGTAATTTTTCAACAAGTTTAGGTATTGGAACAGCAACAAGTCCTTTAGGTACACTTGAAGTATATAAAAGTAATTCTGGAAATTTAGGTGGAAATATTGTTTTGAATAATAATGGTGCTGCTGTAAGTAATTCAACAGCTATAATATTTGGAGATGGTTCATCTTCTTCAATAAGAGGAGCAATTTCAACTACAACAGAAAATTCACCGTTTAATGGACAGATGGAATTTAAAACTGGTTTAGGCGCATACTCATCATTAAATACAAGAATGATTATAAAAGGTAATGGCAACATAGGAATAGGTGCGACAAGTCCAAACGCAAAACTTGATGTTCGTGGTTCAGTAATTATAAACGAAGATTCAGACGACTATGATACAAGGGTTGAAAGCGATGGAAACGCAAACATGGTTTTTGTAGATGCTTCTACCGACCGCGTAGGCATTGGCACGGGCACGCCATCAAAGACTCTTGAGGTTAATGGCGAGGTAAAAATTGCAACCGTTACGGCAACGCCTACAAGTTTACTTGGTAAAGATGCAAGTAATGTAGTTGGTGAGGTTACAACGGTGGCACAAACTGGTTTAATGACAAGGGGAACCTGGGAAGCATCAACAAGTGCAGTTGATGGAACTTTTTCTGTTACTCATGGACTTGGGGCTATTCCTGTTTCAATTATTATAACATCGGCTGGATTAGAATCCTCCTTTGAACGAAAGCTTTTATTTGAGGTTTACGCAAGAAATATTTCAACCTTTTCCGTGCAAGCATGGAATTTAGACGGTTCTGCCGCAACAAGTAAAACTATAAAAATCTATTTTTTAGCAATAAAATAAACAAAACATGAAAAAAATATTAATCCTTTTATCCTTGTTTCCTTCCTTTGCTTTTGCTCAGGATACCGTTATTATTTCCAAAATCTTTGCAGAAGATACCTTGTGGAGCGTAAAGAAAGTGTACGCTAATCAAGATGTTCAAATTAAAACCTTTGAGGATTCTTCTGCCATGTATTATTACATTTTAAACGACATTGTGGATGATGCAAGGAAAATGACAGACGCTTTTAATCTTTACGAAAACCGTAATAAGTTTTTAAATGGTTTATTTAAACTTAATAACAGTATGGTTAATGGAAATATTGCAAGCGGCTTTGATTACCTTTCAAATCTTTACGCTTCTTTCTGGACAGGAAATTACAATGCCATTGCCAATGGGACAAAGGTTATTGCTGGAGCTGAAATATTTGTAAATAAGAATAACGAGTTAAGGGTTAAAATTGGCGAAAGTATAAATAAGCCTTTTATAGCCGTTGCTGATACTTATGGCATCATTGTAAATTACCCAAACACAGGAGACAAATTTGTGATTTACAAAACAAATGAAAAGTCGTTTAAGGATTTGGATAATAAATTGGTTCTTAGAAAACAAAAGCAATTAAACCGATGAAATCAGTAATCTATAATATTTTGAAAATTGGTTACGAAGGCATTGCTTATTCCATTTGTTGTGGAGTTCTATTCTCATTTTTCCTTCCAATCAAACATTTCCTGATTTTTACAATCTTCGTTGTTTTTGCGGACACAATCACGGGAATTATTGCGGCAAAGAAACGAGGGGAAAAGATAACGAGTAAAGGGCTTTATCGTACATCGCAAAAGGTTGTGGTTTATTTTTGTGGCATCATGATATTTCACGGAGCAAGTGTAACTTTTGGTTTGCCTTCTCAAATTGTTTATTCAGTTAGCTTTTTAATTGCATTCACGGAACTTTACAGTGTTTCGGAAAACATCAAGTCAATAACAGGCGTTAATATTGGAACAATCATTCTTAAATTTTTTAAACGTTAAAATATAAATATGAACACAAATCTTAAAGAGGCTTTAAAATCAGCCGACAGCATTAAATCACCCCTTGGTGATATTAGCTGCTATTCAATGAACTTTGCGGAGCTTGCAAGTGAAATAAATGTTCATCTTGAGGGTAACAAAGTGAAATTTACTTGGCGCGAATACATCCAATTGGCTCAAATCATTTGGGATAAGATTAAAGAGACTTCGAGAGAATGCGCAGGCAAAGAGATTGAAGTAAAACTTCCAGCAAAGTTATCAATCGTTAGCGCAGCTTTTGCACTGATAGGTTTCAAATTATAGGCGCAGAAGAATCGCTACCTTAGGCAGCCGAGGGCGTTGTATTGATTTACATCGCCCTTTTTTTAAAAAAAAAACGATGTTAAAAAAAATATTTCCCAATACCTATGAATTTTTAGACTTTCAAGTATATCAAAAAGACAGGTATTTTTTACTTATTTCAGATGTTCATTTAGATAGTGTTCATTGCGATAGAGTAAAGTTAAAAGAACATCTTGATTTGGCTTTAGAACGAAATGCTCAAGTTTTTATATTTGGTGATTTATTAGACTTGATGCAAGGGAAATACGACCCTCGTAGTAATAAAGCAGATTTAAACCCAAAATACAATACTGCAAGATATATAGATGAAGTAATTAAAGATGTGGTGGAATTTTTAACACCATACAAATCAATCCTAGCATTCTATTCCCCTGGCAACCATGAAACAAGCGTTGAAAAACGCATTGAATATGGCATAGTTGATAAAATTTGTTATCAGTTAGAAATGAATCAGGGTAATTACTCGGGGTACATTTATTGTCGATTTTTCGCTTATTTGGAAGAAGGTACAAAAGTACCTTTAATTATTGGATATCACCACGGTTATGGAGCAGGTGGGCCAGTAACACGCGATTCTATACAAACTGCAAGAAAAGCCGTTTACCTTCCAGATGCAAATGTTGTTATTAGTGGGCATACACACGACCGATGGATAATACCAATAACAAGAAATCGTATTTCAAGATACGGTGAAAGCATAGACCAACAATGGCACATTAAAACGGGAACGTATCAAAACGCACCAATCGATTTTAATGGATATGCTATTGAAAAAGGTTTAGCACCAAAATCGGGGGCTGGTATATGGATGAAATATACAATTGGCTCAGACCTTAAATTAAATTATAATTTTCAATTTGCAGAATGAAATCAAATAAATTTTGTGTTTTCCTTGACGCTGGTCATGGAGGCATCGACCCAAAGAAAAAATTGCCTTACAATTATACTACCTATCCTTCTAAGTGCTTCCAGCATAATAATGCAAAGTTCCACGGTTACGGATGGTTTTTTGAAGGCGTGTTCAACCGTGAAGTTGCGGCAAAGATTGAGCAGTATTTAAAAGACTGGGGCTTTTCGGTAATTAATGTTCATGACCCTATTTTAGATGTTAGCCTAACTAAGCGCGTAGCAAAAGCAAATATCAACGCCCAGAACTATGAAGCTTCGCTATATCTCAGTATCCACGGCAACGCAGCATCGCCAACGGCACGGGGATTTGAGGTATTCACATCAAAGGGACAAACTAAGTCAGATATTTACGCTGAGTTTCTTTTTAATGAGGTGCAAGAAGCATTCCCAAAATGGTTATTTCGAAGCGATACGATTGACAATGACCCAGACAAGGAAGAAAATTTCTTTGTCCTGAGTCAAACAAATATGCCAGCCGTATTATCTGAAAACGGATTCTTTACAAATTATAAAGATGCGTTAATGATGTTTGACCCAGTCTTCCAGAATACGTTGGCACTTTGTCACGCGCGTGCGGTGGTTGATTATGCAAAGACGCAAGGAGTTACGTTTTAAAATGGAAAGGGGCGACGCAAATGTCACCCCCGATTTCACCACTATTTTAACACAAACGTAATCGATTTCTTAATTTATAACTTTGTTAATAATTTTCAAGGTCAAATCTTTTATTACATCCCCATCGCATTGTTGATAAATCCTGTAAGCTATTGTTAGCATACGACCCTTATCCATTGCCACCATTGGGGGGTTATTATCAGGCAATAAAGGCTCAAGATAAAATTTTAATAAAGCAATTTTTGCCTGAGTACCTTTCGCAAATTTAATTTCTTTAGGGTAAAAATTTGAAATTCTTTCAATTTCCTTCCATGTTTCAGATGTTATTCCATCAATCATTTCATTATTTTTTTTCATGTTTTTGGTAATTTTTAGCTTGTAATGCCATGGTAAAACAGTCGATTTCATCCTGACTTATTTTTGCTGGTTTAAAATTAGGTTCAAATTTGTAGCCTTCTTTTTGAAAAACTTTCATAAATATTTCTTTGCCCCATTTTTTACCTTTTTGTTCCGGAGAAATATTGTAACCCTCATACCCATTTTCCTTTATCCATTCATAGGCTATTCTCGATGCCGCTTGATTCATTCCAACGTTGCGAGACATACGCGAAAGGATCGCGCGGTTAATGGAAGAGTTAAAGGTTACATTTTGAAGGCTGGAATCTTCCACTAATACAACAGGGTGTTCGTATTGAGCCCACTTTGGAACATCAAGGATAAAATCCACGAACCTTTTATATTTCGTGAATCTTACCTCTTTGTTTGGGTTTATAAAGCAAGCCGCCATTCCGTTTATCCTGATTGCTGGGTCAACCCCGATGTATGATCTCAAAGTGTTATCGTTTGAAACGAAGTTACATAACCTTTACTTTCTTTCGGTGAATCTGCATTGACTTTTTTAGCTGGAAC